GCCCAGGCGCGCGACGCTCGCATCGCCGCCGTCGAAGCTGATCTCCTCGATGCTGCCCGGCTGCCACAGCGAGGCGTAGGGCCTGCGCGGGTCGCCCTCGACGAAGCCGAGCAGGACGCGCGAGCCGGTCACCACGCGCACGGTGACACCTGGAAGGCCGTGCCGGATGGACACCCGCGAGAGGCCCGTACCGCGCACGCGCAGGTCATCGGGCAAAAGGTCGAGCGTTCCGTCTCCGTGGTCGCGCTCGACTGTGCACTCGAACTCGTGCAGGTAGAGCGTCTGGCGGGTGACGTAGCGGACGATGCGCTCGAGCGCTTCGCGCGGGTCCATCTCATCTCCGCGGTGGCGGTGGAGGCGGCCAGGTTCGTTGCTTCACCCTACCGGCCCAATATTCGCGCGCGTAGGCCTCACTATCGACGAGGACGCCGTCGCGGTACTCCTTGCCGGGAGGTGGGGCCGGCGGCCAAAAGAAAAGCATTCCGCAAACGTCATGCGGCTCCCAACCCGCTGCTGCGCGGCACGCCTGATCGAGCACGTAGCTCGCTTGACCCCCCGTGAGCTGCCACCACCAGATCGAAATACGGCGGATCATATGTCCTCGTCCAGCATCCGAAGCGCGTGCCGCACGGCGGCTGTGATCCGGTAGCAGGTCATCGCAAGCCCGCCCGGACCGCCGGTCTCGCCGGTGGTGCTGGTCGCGCTCGCGCTTACCGCCCGCCACGAGGCATCGAGCAGCGCGCGGTGTGCCTTCGCGCGGTCAGTCTGCGCGCGGACGACGATGGTGGGAGGGTCGAAGCTCGTGATCCCCGCGGCGCGCTCCTCGGGCGTCGTGGAGCGTTGGGGCGCGAGGCCGTCCAGTTCGATGATGCACACGAACCCGAGCTCGTCGGTACGCGTGAGCGTCACCTTGGGTGCGTCGACTGCGTCGTAGACGACGGTGGTGCTCACGCCGCGGTCTCCAGCCAGAAGGTGGTGCGGATCGGCTCCTCGTCCATGACGTGCTCGACCCGCCCTACCCGCTCACCGCGTAGCGTCACGCCAGGCATGAGGCCAATCGTCTCGGGCGCGAGCAGTACGCTTCCGGCCGCGCTGTCGCGGTCGAGCTCAAGAGCGTCGTAATCCGGCGGCATCTCGGGCCAGGTCTCGGCGCCGAGCCAGACGGCGCCCGATGGCCGCACGCGCCAACGTGCTCCGACCGCGTCACTCAGTGAGGACAGGCCGAGGCTCGCCCGCTCCCTGGCTCGCGTCCAGAACGGCAGGGCCGTGCTTAGGATCTCGCGCGTGGAGGCGCCATCGAGTTTCTCGCCTGCAGCGGTGAGGAGGTCGAGCAAGATGTCGCGCGCGCTCGCGCCCTGGTATGAGCGCGCCTCGATCACCTTGCCGAGGCCCCCGGTCCCGCCGACCGCGTCCACCAGTGCCGTCCCACTCACCGACGTGCCGCGCAGCACGAAGCCGCTGTATTTCACCGCGTCGTTCTCGAGCGTGAGCGCGCCCGAAAGGTCATCATCCGCGCTGACCTGAAGCGTGGCGACCCAGATCCCCTGCAGGGGCAGGGTCAAGCGCATGGCCTGCACGTCGTAGCCGTTGGCGGTGATCGACATCAGAACCCGCTGCCCGGGATGTCGCCCTCGCTGATGTTGACGCCGGGGATGACCGCAGAGCTGAAGTTCTCTTGCGGCGCACGCGATTGCGACGGCCGGAGCGGGTCGATCAGCGGTTCAACGTCCCACTCGCTGGGATCGCCGTTCTCGGGCTTCGCCGCAGGCTTCTTGATTTTGGTGGGGTTCTCGACGTGCTCGATGGCATTGATGCTCACGGTGTAGGAGCCGCCTGGCCCAGGCTGGGGAGAACCGATCTCGCCGATCTTGACCGTACTGACGCCCCAGAGCCTCGCGTTCGGATGGATGATCTTGAGTGTCGGCCGCGCGATGGACGCTCCACGCGGCCGCAGTGTGTTGATGACGCGCTCGAGCGCGGCCATCTCCTCCCCGGGCAGGAGCTCAAGCGTGATCGAGACTTCCGCCGGCGGAAGTCCCACATCCTTGACCCGCGCCTTCTTCTTGCCGCGTGCCTTCTGCACGTCGAGGCCGCTCGGGAGCTTGATCACGACATGAGCGACGCCGGGCATGCGCTTTCCACCCAGGAAGAGGATCTCCCAGTCCTCTGTCTCGATCCAACTGGATACGGGCACTAGACCTCAAGTGCGACTTGCCGGAAGAAGGCCTCGAACTCGCGGCGTGCCTCGCGCGCAGCGAGGCGCGCCGTCTCCTCGGGACTGCCGGCGCCGTCGATCTGCTGGCTCACGCTGAAGGTGAACTGCGCGGGCGCCCGTGCAGCGCCGCCGTCCGTGCTGCTCGCGCCGAGCCCCGACATTGGCGGCCCGAACGCGGGGCCAAAGGCGCTCTCCATGCCGCCCAGGCTGGCGCTCGCCATGCTCTGGCTCGAAGACTGGACGCGGCCCTCCTCGTGACCGACGCCGATGGCGAGCCCGCGGCCGACCTGCACGCCCATGCGCTGCGTCGCGCGCGATGGCGAGTGGATCTGGAAGATGTCGGACAGCGCGCCGAGCGCCTGCACGCCCATACTCTTGAGAGTGTCGGCCGGCAGCGTGACCAGCGACCAGATGCCGTTGGCGACGCCCGTGACGATGGCCTTGCCGATTTCCCAGGCCTTCTCGCCGAGCGTCATGCTGCTGTCGGTGAAGATGCCCGAGACGCGCTCGACCCAGAGGTAAATGTCCGCCGCGATCTTCGCGAGCGGATTGATGATGCCCTCGAGCAGCGCCTTACCGAGGACGTAGATCGGCTCGATGATGTACGCGGCGGCGGTGCCCACGAGACCGAGGCCCGTCGCGGCCGCCACCGTGAACGCAGCGAGGTCGCCAAACGTCTTGCCGAGAGCCTTCGCCGTCGACTCTCCCTCGCCGAAGACGCCGAAGGCCTCGAGCATCGGCCGCACGTTGGACTCGAAGGTCGCGCCGAAGGCGTCGGTAAACGCTCCTCCCAATGTGACGACGAACTCGGCGGCGCGCCCAAGGCTGGCCGCGAGTCGGTCGATTGTGGCTGCGCCCTCGGGCGATGTCAGGAAGCCCTGCAGCGCGTCGAGTCCACGCCCGGTCATTTTGGTGAGCGGAGCCGCGACCTGGTCGAGCAGCGAAACGCCCGTGTCCTGCCCGACCGCAGTGATCCGCCCGAGCATGCCGGTGAGCGTCGTGTCGGCGAACTTCGCGCCCGCCTGTCCCACCGTCTTCTGGCCGAGCTTCCGATTGATGGCTTGTTCGATGGCCTGCAGGCCCACGTCGGAGCTGACCTTGCCCGCCTGCATCAGCTTTTGAACTTCTTGCGTCGTCTTGCCGCCGAGGATCTTGCCGATCTCCTCCTGCACCAACACGGTCGAGACGCCGCGCTCGGCGAGCTGCAGCATCTCCTCGCCCTGGAAGCGCCCCTTGCCCTTGATCTGGCCCAAGGCGAGGAAGACGCCCTGCACGTCCTCTGCGCTGTTGCCGAGCGCCTGGAGGTCGGCGCCCATCTTGATCAGTTTGTCGATGCCCTTGGGCGTGAACTGCAGCGCCAGGAACTTCTGGTACTGCTTGGTGGTGTCCTGCACGTCGAGCCCGAAGCGGACCGCCAAGGCGCGCGCGTGACCGAAGAGCTTCTCCGGGTCCGCGCCGTGCTTGGCAAGATTGCCGAAGGCAAACCGCGCGTTCTGACCAAAAGCGACGAACTCACCGGCGGTCTCTGCGACGGCGATAGCTAGATCCTTCGCCTTCGAGACGGCGGCGGTCATCAGGTTGCCGCCGAAGATGCTCATGGCGCCGATGCCACCGCCGCCGCCGGCCTTGCCCATGCCCGCCACAAAGCGGCCGTTGGCCTCGCGCATTTTCCCTGACGCGTCGACGAAGCGTCCCGCGGCCTTGCTCGCCTGCTCGCTGCCGCGCGCGAACTTGCGGTTCGCACCGAGGACGCGGCCGATCGACTTCTCGACCTTATCCATGCCCGGGTTCTTGCCCGTGACCTTGACGGTGAAGTCTGCTTGATCGCCCATCGTTCACCGTCGCCGGCGCGGGCGTGCCGCGCTGCGCTTGAGGCCCTTCGCGTACTGCTCGGCGAAGCTCTGCAGGAAGTGCAAGTGATTGAGTGCGTCGCTCACCATCAGCGCGCCGGCCCAGTCCCAGTCGGTGCCGTCGCCGTCACGGAAGGCGCGCAGCGCGCGCGCGACCGTGTAGTGCCGCGCACGCGCGCGCTTCCAGAGCGCTACCCTTTTTTTACGGTGAGCTCGATGTCAGCGCCGGCGAGCTCGGCCACCGCGTCGCCGATACGGGCCATGATGCCCGGATATACGGCGAACAGCTCCTGCAGCTCCTCGAGCGAGGGGTGCGCGAGCGTGATCTGCGCGAGCTCGCGCAGCACGGGACCGCGCCGGGGCGCCTTCATCAGGCGCTCTTGGTGGTCCTCCCACTCTTCGAGCGAAGGCGCGCGAAAGACGTACAGCTTCCCGTTGACCTCGACGTGGGCGACGCGCGCGTTGTGCTTCTGCTGAAGCTCCTCGAGCTTGATAGCGTTCTGGGTCTTGTTCTCTTGTGGCAAAGCGTCTCCTTCAAATGGGGCGCGTAGGCGCGGGCAGGCCGGTGTGCGGGACCATGCCGTTGATCGTGTGGTACATGAACGAGAAGCTGATATCGCCGCCGAGCGCAGCCTCTCCTTGCTCGTGCGCGATGGGGTTGCCGAGCACGCGGCAACCGATGCACCCGACCTTCACGTTCGGAGCCTTCGGCGACGTGAGGATCCAGGTCAGGCCCCAGATCACGTTTCGCCAGCCGTTGCCGAGGTCCCCGAGGAAGAGCAGGCGCTCACCGTCGTCGGAGAACGTGACCGTCCCCTCGCCGAGGTCCATGTTTCCCTCGGTGCGCTTCAGGGGCCAGGGGCGCGTGCCCATGATCGCCGCCTCGGTCGTGGGCTGGTCGAACTCGACGTTCGTGACCGCGGTGTAGATGCGGCGTCCGAGGCTCAGCTCGCCGCGCGAGAACGAGTAGGCGAACCCTTCCAGATCAGGATATCCCATGTGCGATCACCCTCCGTTCGGCAGCGAGACGACGAAGCCGATGGTCGTCTCGAGATAGTCGATGTAGCCGAGCGGCAGAATGCCCACTTGGCCGATCACCACGCCCGTCGCCTGGAAGTTGTGCGTGCGGCTGATCCGGTAGCGGATGTCGGTGATGTGGCCTTCGAAGCCCTCGGCATTGATCGGCGCGAGCAGCTGCGCGATCAGGTCCTGCGAGACCGACTCCTCGATCACCGTCGCGTCGCGGTCGTCGATCGTGCCCACGTATGTATGGCTGTCGACGGTGACGCTCGCGTAGCGCACGCCGCGCCCGATCTCGCGGGTGAGGCCCGCGTTCACGGTCTCGCAGGCGATGTCCATCACGATCCCGAGCGGCCAGTAGCGGAAGTCGGAACCGTCGGGCGACTTCAGCCGGCCCTGGGTGACGTAGATCCCTTCGAAGTTCTCGAAGGTGCGCAGCGTCGAGACCTTGATGTCGTCGAGGTTCGAAGGCGTTCGGTATTCGTCGTGGAAGAGCTTGACGACCTCCTCGATCGGACCGCTGCGCACGCGCTTGAGGTCGGTACTGGGAAGGCTCCGCGCGGCGCGCGCGGCGAACACGTCGGCTGCGTTCGTGACCGGAAACGCGTAGCCAGAGAAAGGCTTCACAGTCGTCCGGCGCACCTGTCCGTGCGCGATGAGGCAGCGGATGGCGATGACGTCGTCCCAGGCGGCCACGACCGAGGCGGCGGTGTCCTCGTGCGTCGAGGCCATCATGCCGCGGCGGTACTTGGAGGTGTTGGCGAGCGTGTTGAGGTGCGACTGCAGGGCGGCGCCGAGGATTGCGTGCGCCACCGCGTTGCCGTTGCCCTTCGACGTGACGAGCAGGCAGAAGCGCCAGCGCGTCGGGCTCGCCGTGATCGCTGCGAACGCAGCGGCGAGGTTCGTCGAGTTGCTGGCCGCAGCCTCGACTTCGCACACGTAGAAGTCGCCGGCGACGAAGTCGTTCGTCGCGTCGTCGAAGGTGAGCGTGATGCCCAGGCCGGGGATCTGGAAGGTGCCGCCTGCCGGCACGTAGAGCGTCTCGCTGTACGTGCGCTCGGCTGCGCTGTCCCCGGTGTAGCCATCGAGGCTGTAGCGGAAGCGGGCGACGCCGAGCTCGCCGCTCGTCATGATCTCCACGCGCACCAGCGCATCGAGGTTCGCCGTGCCGGTGACCGTGACGCCGCCGCCGCCGGCGGTGCTCGTCCAGTCGTAGTGCTCACTGAGCACATAAGATCCCGCAGGGAACGTCGCCGTGATACCCGTGGTGACGCCCGGCGCATCGAGCAGGTGCGTATTGCCTACCGGCGTCGGAAGCGCGCTCGCCGCCCAGGTGGTGCCGCCATCGATGGACCACCGGAACCGGCTCGTGCCCAGCACGCCGGCGGTCGTGATCTCGATCCGAAAGACGTACGCGCCAGAGGGATTCCCGGCGACCGTGATCGTCGGGCCTGCGCCTGACTTGGTGACGGCACTCAGCGTGCCGTCACCACTAAACGTGGCCTGCACTGGGCCGATCGTCGCGGGGATGGTCGTTTGCGTGCGCACGAAGGCGACCGGCGCGCCGCCTTGGCTCAGGATCTCCGCGCCCGCCTCGACTCCGGGCCCTTCGCCTGCTTGCTCGCGCAGCGAGGTCTGGTCGGAAAAGATCGTGACCACGTTCTCGGCCAGCGGCCCGCTAGAGACGCCGATCACGAGCGCCATCATCGACGCCGGCGAAGAGATGTTCAGGCCGAAGTCCTGAACGCGCTCTCTGGCACTCGGAATGGCGGACATTAGACGGTCTCCTTCGGCTTGAGCAGGGGCGACAGCGCGGGCTCATGCGCTTCTTTGAGCGGGTACTCAGCGGCGTTCTCGAGCGCCGTCTCGTAGTCCTTCTGCG